TGTGGAATTGCGAGAAGCAGGCGTTTGTTCGCATTGAAACTTTGGGGGTTATTCAGGCAATTGAGATGCTTAGCCGCCCTTGGTCACAGAATCATATACATGAAATACACTTTGAGGATGCCCGTTTAAGAACTTGGTTCGGCAAATCAGGCCGCGAAAAACTTCAAGGAGTCGGATCAATCAAGAGAGACTCGGCGATCTGGCAGGAGTTTTGCGAACATTACGGAATTCCGTTCCAAGCGATCAAGCCGGCGGCGGGGACCACAAAATGGAATCCGGCTTATTTTAAACGCGTCACCGGCTGGGGCGGCCGCACTTCGCAGCATGCCAGGGACGCGGCGGTTTTGGTGTTTGGAATTAAATAATCGGACGCGGGGCTTTCACGCTGGCTTAAGAGTTTTGCGCATACGGCCGGAGATCGTATCCCGCGTTTTGAGGCGCGACAATTTGGTAATAACCTGGACCTCCTCAGGGTGTGGGGAGTCCGGGTTCGATTCCCGGCGCGCCTCGCTAATTTTTAGGGAGTATTTATGAACCACGCCGAACTTTTTTAGGGAGTATTTATGAACCACGCCGAACTTGTCGAAATCGGCTATAATTGGCTGATGAAGCATGTGAAATGCTCGTTCGCGCTTAAGGAGTTGACAACCCACGCTCCGGAAACTCCGGACGTGATTGGCTGGAAAAACGGCGACAGTATTTTAATTGAATGCAAAACTTCAAGAGCTGATTTTTTAGCGGACCAAAAGAAAGATTTTCGCCTTTGGCCGGTCCAAGGAGCAGGTAACTACCGATTTTATCTCACAAATCAGGGGTTGTTGGGAGATGCCGATATTCCTGAGAAGTGGGGATGGCTGGAAGTTTCCGAGGAAGGGGAAATCATAAAACGCATAGCTCCGAAAGGAAATATTTGGACAAATTTTCCAAGATTTCATGAGGTTAATTTGCTGGCCGAACGCGTAATGCTGTGTTCCGCGCTCCGGAGGATTCAGAATAAAACCGATATTCAAGAGTATTTATAGATGAAAATTTTGTTAAGCGTAGATCGCGTTTGACGCTAAACAAATGTATTTGTTGATAACAGAATAGGAACAAACATGGAAAAGATTAGAGAAGAGCTTTCATGCCTTGATTTTTTCGACGCTTCGCGGATTGTGGCGGGGACTAAGAGGCGGATCAAATTCAAAAATGGCGTATGGTTTAATGTATCACCCAATTTTATGCCGCTTGTCTTGGCTGATAACGGGTTAAGGCGCGACGGCGCCAGCTATTGGCGGCCAGAACTTGAGGAGCAAAAAGAAAAATGCTGGTCCGTGGAGCCGGAGAAGCCGACCGAAATCCGGATTGGAGATGGACTTCTTTTGAAGAGGAGCGGCGACGAATATTGTTTTCAGATCGAGTCATCGTCCGGCGGAGGAGCCGTTATTGATTTGCGTCCGGAGGAATACGGACCTGTGCGCGGTGAAGTGTTGCGCGAATGGATTGAAGACCGTTTTCAAGAGGCAAAAGACAAGCCTCAAAAATTCAAACTCGTTCCCGTGGAGGATAATGCCTAGCTACACAGTTTATTGATAACAGGATTGACGCAAAATATAAATTATGGATATTTCCGAAGAAACAAAAAAGCAATTAAAGGTTGATTTTGAAGACGGTGAATTTATTGTCGGAAATCCCATTTTCGATAAAAAGTTGAAACCTTCCGGGGTATTTGCGGCTTTCAAAAAAGGATATTCCGGCTTCGCTTTCAATGCGGGCGCGTTCTCTTTTATCGATGTCATCAAGTTTATTTCCAGTCGGACAGGGCCGGCGCATGCTTATTTCAGCGCATGGACCGGCGGCGCCGCGTCGATTAAAAAGATTTTGCGCGTCTTGAAAGGCGATCGTTTTCTTTCCGTCAAATTCATTTTTGACAGGATATTACCAAACACGAAGCCGGGGGACTGGCGTTTTCTGATCGAAAACTTTGGAGCTGAAAATATCAGGACGCTTAGAAGTCATGCTAAATATTGCGTTCTCTGGAATGACGACTGGTCGGTAGTGATCGAGACGAGCGCGAACCTGAATAAGAACCTAAGGCTAGAAAGTTTTCGTGTAACTGAAAGCGTTGAATTCGTCGCGTTTTTCAAAGAATTTTTCGATAATATCTTTAATGTTTTCCCTGTACCGTCAGGCGTCCCCGCGAAAGACCAGAAAACGCCGGGCGGAGCTTTAAAAGGATTGCCGGATATAAATTCCGTTTCCCGTGTCGCCGTTATAGGCGAGCCGCTAAAAATAAAATCCGACTTGGACTTGGACTTGGACTTGGACTTGGACTTGGACTTATGATTTTAAAAAAACCGGAGGAAATAAAAAAACTCGTTAGAGCCGATTTCGAGTCTGGGAAACTGCCTATAACCGAGGTCGCTAAAAAGCGCGGGGTTAGTAGAAGCTTCATTTTGAAGTGGGAGAAGGCGGAAAAGTGGAGTCGAAAAAATAGGCCGAAGCGGAAGAAATCGAAGCCGAAAAAGAAGAAGAGCGCGGGGCGACCGCCAAAGTACAAAGCGGAATACAACAAACAAGCTACCGCTTTATGTGTCGCAGGGTATACCAATGAGCAACTAGCTGAATTCTTTGATATTCAGGACTCAACATTTTACGATTGGCAAAACAAACATAATGAATTTTCGGAGGCTATAAGAGCGGGGCGCGATAAAGCGACCGCTAAAGCGGGAGCAAGTTTATTTCAAAGAGTGACGGGGTTTGGGTATCAGGAGATCAAAGAGGAGCACGAGGACGGCGTGTTGGTTAAAAAAACGGTTATGAACAAGAGAGCGCTTCCCGACGTTCGAGCGGCGGAAATCTACTTGAAGGCGAAAAAACCGGAGCACTGGAACAAGCCGCAGCAGATAGAGGCGAGTGTCAAGGCGTTAATCGGCGAAATCACAGAAGAGGACGCCAAAAAAGTCAAAGATTTATTTGATGAAATAACGGAATGATCGACCTGGAAAATATCCTGGATGAGTGGAGCAATGAGCAATTAGCAGTGCTCAAACACAGGCTGGAAACTAATTTTCTGGAACACGCCAAATTTTTCCTCGCATATCGAGAAAAACACCCCTTCATACTCTCCCCGCATCACATGATTATAGCCAACACTCTGAATAGAGTGATTTCAGGCGAAATAAAACGACTAATCATTAACATGCCACCCGGCTACACAAAGACCGAATTGGCCGTTATTCAGTTTGTCGCATTTTGCCTTGCCGCAAATCCCAAGTGCAGATTTATGCACGTCTCCGGCAATGAAACCCTGGTAATGTTCAACTCGATGCAGATCAAAACTCAAATCGAAAATGACATCTCTAAAAGGTTCTGGGGACTGAGCATGCGGCCTGACGCTAATTCAAAGGGGCTGTGGCTACTGAATAAAGGCGGCTCCTTTTACGCTGTTTCGGCGGGCGGTCAGATAATCGGATTTCGCGCCGGACGAATGGAGCCGGGCTTTCAGGGGGCTTTGATTATCGATGATCCTCAAAAAGAAGAAGATATGTGGAGCCCAGTCAAAGTGAAAAAATTCCCGGATCGCTACAAGGGCGTCATTCGTCATCGGACCGCTACGAGGGAAACTCCTATAATTGTCATTATGCAGCGTTTGGGAGACGAGGACTTTTCCGGTTTTCTGCTTGAGGGCGGAAGCGGCGAGTTGTGGTATCACCTGTGCTTACCTTCGATAATCCCGTGAAATATTCGCATGCAATTCCGATAGAGCACAACTTGAGGTCCGGGCCGCTGTGGGATTACAAACATACGGCGGTAGAGCTGGACGAATTGGAGCGGGCGGATGACTATATTTACGCGGCGCAATATCTTCAAGACCCGCAAAAGAAAGACGGTAATATTTTTAAATCCGAGTGGTGGAATTATTACTCTATTCTCCCGCCGAACTATGAATATAAGGCGATTTTCGCCGATACCGCATTAAAAAAGGAGGAGTATAACGATTGGACTGTGTTCCAATGCTGGGCGAAATATCGCGGTCGGATTTACCTGATTGACCAATTCCGGGAAAAACTTCTTGCGAGTGATCTTAAGCAGGCGGTTACTGAGTTTTGGAACAAACATAAAGGAAGTTCCGTGCAACCGAATCGCGGACTATATGTCGAAGACAAGGCCAGCGGTATTCAATTAATTCAGGATATTCAGAAAAAAGGTGGTATTCCGATTATAGCGATGCCGCGTGAAAAATCAAAGATTTTCAGGGCTAATAATTTTGTCAACTGGATTAAGAGCGGATTGCTGGTTTTGCCGGAAAATGCCGAATGGCTTTATGAGTATAAAAAAGAGTTCAAACGCTTTTCTCCCTTGGACACGCATAAATATGACGACCAGATAGACCCCACCTTGGACGCCATCGAGCATATGCTGGCATACGGGACTCAATCAAAGCCCAAAGAGGACAAAAAGCCAAAAAACAAACCTTTGGCTCCGAAAATTGTTGAGCGGAAATGGTGATCAATATTTTATTGACTAACTCTTTTATTTATGACTATAATTTACAGCATGAGATGTAAATTATTAACAAAACTCTAACGGGGAAACATGGGCGAGATAGACATAGGAGCCATAGCGATTTCTCTTGCCGTTCGCCGAAATGCCGGACTGATACCGTCCCCACACGGGCGATACGGGCGGATGGATTGGCGACCATTACGAGCAGAGCCAAGGCGGCTCAGAAGGTTTAAATTTGAAGATTCTAGGTTGAGAAAATGATAAAAAACAGTCTGGAATACAGAGAAGCCGTCCGAGATTCCTACAACGAGAGGCTGAAGGGCTTTCCAAGCCCGCTGAGTTTTCAGAACTGGCAAGCGGCTTACGGCGCTGGTTTTGACGCGAAAGAGGACGCGGCCAAGGCGAAAAAACAAGAGAAAGAGAGCGCCAGCTTTATAGGAAAGGGTCATGACGCGAAAGAATGGTGACTAAAAAAACGGTTCTGGATTTATTCTCCGGCATCGGGGGTTTCAGCAGGGGATTTGAACGCGCCGGCTTCAAAACTATCCAATTCTGCGAGATAGACGAGGATTGCCGGCAAGTTTTAAAAAATCATTGGCCTGGGCCTGCTGTGCCGATAGCTGAAGACATTAAAAAATTATCTTTGCCGGAAGGCTTCGCCGACGTGATAACCGGCGGATTTCCTTGTCAAAATTTATCACACGCGGGAAAACAGGAGGGACTGAATGCAGAAAGTTCGGGACTCTGGTGGGAAATGCGGAGAGTCATTAGCGAAGTACGACCAAAATTCGCAGTCATGGAAAACGTCTCAGCTTTCCTTTCAGGAGAACGGGGAGCTTGGTTCGGAGACTTTCTCTGGTCCCTGGCCGAAATCGGGTATGCTGCGCAGTGGCACTGTGTCACTGCTGCCGCTGTCGGACAG